GGATCCTTATGGAGTATCTTCACCAGAAAATGTCTTGAAATATTTGGAGGCTTGACATTTTGAACAAATTGATATAGTATAGAAAATGCGGATGTCGTATAAAAGTATTATGATAGGTTTCCAACCTGTAGAACTTGGGGCAGTACCAAGTATCCGCTCCAAAAAGAAAAGTTAAATTATGAATAGGAGTGATTACAAAATGAACTTGTCCACAAACACAATAGCTTTGTTAAAAAATTTCTCTGATATAAATCAGAACATTTTAATTAAGCCAGGAAATAAGATACAAACTATTTCCAATATGAGAAATATTTTAGCAGAGGCTGAAATAAAAGAAAAATTTGATAGTGAATTTGCTATCTATGATCTACCACAATTTTTAAGATCATTGGATTTATTTAAAAGTCCTGAACTAACGTTTAATGGTGGTGCTTCAATGACTATCAGTGAAGCTAAAGAGGGAAGAAAATCAGTTAAGTATTTCTTCTCTGATAAATCTACGGTGTTTACACCTAATAAGATTAACATGCCAGATAAACATGTTTCATTTCAATTAAAAAATGATGACTTGGCTGAACTACATAAAGGCGTTACAACTTTAAATTTACCAGATGTTGCTGTAATAGGCGATGGTAAAGATATTAAATTAGTAGCTACTGATAAGAAAAACAAGACTTCTAACGTAGTGTCTTCTGTAATCGGAAAATCAAATGTTAAGTTTACCGCTTACTTTAAATCAGAAAACTTTAAGATGATACCAGATGATTATGATGTAGCAATATCAAAAGCAAAAATATCTAGTTTCATTAGTAGAGCAAAAAACGTCCAATATTGGATTGCATTAGAACCTGACTCTGAATTTTAAGGAGTTGGTCTATGACAGATTTTTTGTGGGTAGAACAATACCGACCCAAAACAATAGATGAATGTATCTTATCAGAAGATACAAAGAATACCTTTTTAGAATTTCTATCTAAAAAAGAACTACCAAACATGTTATTAACTGGTACTGCCGGTACTGGTAAGACAACTGTTGCTCGTGCTTTATGTGAAGAATTAAACCTTGATTATATTGTAATCAATGGATCAGATGAAGGCCGTCAAATAGATACGTTAAGACATAAGATTAAAAACTTTGCAACAACTGTATCTTTCAATACAGAATCAAAACATAAAGTAGTCATAATTGACGAGGCAGATTATATGAATGCCGAATCGGTACAGCCTGCTTTAAGAAATTTCATAGAAAGTTTTTATAATAACTGTAGATTTATATTTACTTGTAACTATAAGAACAAAATCATACCAGCTTTACATAGTCGTTGTACTGTTATTGACTTCAAAGTTTCTAATGGTCAAAGAGGGAAAACTGCTGTTGCTTTTATGAAACGTTTGGAAAGTATCTTAAAAGAACAAGAAATTGAGTATGATAAAAAAATATTAGCTCAGTTAATTGAAAAACATTATCCAGATTTTAGAAGAACTATCAACGAACTTCAAAGATATTCTGTACGTGGTAAGATTGACAGTGGTATTCTATTCAATTTAAAAGAAACAGACTATAAGAATCTTATGGGTTACCTGAAGAAAAAAGAGTTTGATAGTATGAGGAAGTGGGTAATCCAACATTTAGATATGGACGCTACTGATCTATTCAGAGGTGTCTATGATGTTCTATATGAAAGTTTAGAACCTAAATCCGTACCTCAAGCGATATTAATAATTGCTGGCTACCAATACAAGGCAGCCTTTGTGGCTGACCACGAAATTAATGTAATAGCCTGCCTAACAGAGATTATGGCAAATTGTAAATTCAAGTGATGAAAGGAAACGTTTTACTAAATATGTTCAGAGAGGCAAATGCCTTTTAAATCAATGAAAGGAATTAAGAAAAGAAATGGCAAAGAGAACACTATGGAGAGTGTTGATAGTAAAAATGAGAATGTGGTATGCAGATGTAAGAGGTCATCATGGACATAAATGGAATTATGAGCCAAGTGAGAGTTACATGGGCAGAAAACGAAAGAGATAATGGCAGACATTAACAAATTAGTAAATGAAATAGGTAAATTAACTATGCAAGAAGCTGCTGATATGGCCAAAATAATGGAAGATCAGTGGGGAATACAAGCAAGTAATTTACAAGCGGCTGCTCCAACACCTGTTGCAGTTTTAGAAGAAAAGAATACAGCTACAGTTATATTAAAAAGTTTTGGTGAAAAGAAAATGGGTGTATTAAAAGTTGTTAAAGAAGTATTAGAATTAGGTTTAATGGAAGCAAAAAATTTTGTTGAAGATTTACCTAAAACGGTTGAAGAAAACCTTGAAACAGCACATGCTGAAGAATTAAAGAAGAAGTTAGAAGACGCTGGCGGAACAGTAGAACTTAAATAAAATTGATTCAAGGCACTAGTTTATATTATGTACGAATTAAAAGATTATTTAAAAGCTATAAACGAAACAAAAGTTAACCTTTTGAAGACCAGCGATATTGCCTGGACTAAAAAGTACCCTCCCTACATCATTAATAAGTGTTTATCCATGTTTTGGGATACACTTCCACATGCCAATGAAATGAATGGTTATCACTTCTTGGACAAAGACATACAATTTCAATTTTTACTAAATAGTATCAGACCAAAGAAACGTTTTGGTGGGAAGTGGATCAAACAAATTAAGTTGGTTGACTTGGAATATGTAAAAGAGTATTATGGATATAGTAATGATAAAGCACGTCAAGCACTACAAGTACTCTCAAAAGAACATATAGATAAAATTAAACAAGCCTTATACAAAGGCGGGAGAAGAAAATGAATGATGAAGTAAAGTGGTCACAAGATCAGATGTTAGAGGTAACTCTAAATCAACCAGATGATTTCTTAAAAGTTAGAGAGACACTTACCAGAATAGGCGTAGCAAGTAGAAAAGATAAGACCCTTTTTCAATCTTGCCACATACTACACAAACAAGGAAAGTATTACATAGTACATTTTAAAGAGCTTTTTGCTTTAGATGGAAAGAAGGCTACTCTAATTAATAATGATATACAACGTAGAAATACAATAGCAGTATTACTACAAGACTGGAATTTAATTAATATATTAGACAAAGATACAGCAAAAGAAAACAGAGCACCATTATCACAGATTAAAGTATTACCATTTAAAGAGAAAAAAGAGTGGATATTATCCGCTAAATATAACATAGGTAAGAAAATAGTTAAGGAAGAGAAGCCTCTTCCGAAGGAAGAGAAACCTGATAATGCAGATACCAAAGTTTAGAGATTATATAACAGAGCAAAACCCTGGTCGTAAAGATAAACCGATCACGATTGCTATACTTACTATAAATGATTCAGAGGATCCTCAAAAGGATTCAACTGTTGAACTTATAGAAAAGGCGTGTAAAAAACAAAAAACTAAATGCGTTATTGTTAATACAACATCTACTATAATCACAGCAAAAGACGAAGATAAGAACACCCTTACTGTCTATAATTACGATGGTAAGAATGGTGAACATACCTTTACAGGTAAAGATACCGTTGTTATAACACGAGGTGGTGCAGTGGAGAACGAAGCTGGACTGTCTTTAATCTCTGCCTTTCAAAACTCACAATCATTTATGTTAAACACAAGACAAGCTATGATGACTTGTGATAACAAATTAACGTCAGCTTTACTATTTGAAAAGTTTGGTATAGCTACACCAAAAACAGCATTTATATCTAACGAGAATAATATAAGAACTGGAATAGATATGATTGGTGGTAAGTTTCCACTTATCTTAAAGACATTAACAGGTACACAAGGTATCGGAGTAATTAAAATTGAAAGTTATGAAGGTCTTGTTGCAACTGTACAAGCAATGTGGAAATTAGAATCTGAACTTTTAATACAAGAATTTATGCCTACAAAGTTTGATGTAAGAACTTTTTGTTTAGATAACAAAGTTATTGCAAGTACAAAAAGAGTACATAGCTCATATGACTTTAGATCAAATACTCATAGAGGTGCCGAGGCACACCCTTATACTTTAAATGATGAAGAACATGAATTAATTTTAAAAGCTTCAAGAGCTTCAAAGGCATATATGGTAGGAGTTGACCATATAATACACAATAAAAAACCATACATTTTAGAAATCAATGGTAGTCCAGGATCAGGTGCTGATTATCAAGGTTACCAATACAAAGATTATTATTCTGATCCAGAACCATCTGGTAGAATAGACGGTGAAAAAATGATGGAATATCTTGTAGATTATATTCAAGATAGAAGTCATTGGGATAGACAATCACTTATAGAATGTGGTTGGTTAGAAACTGTTGACGTTGCCGATGTAGATAAAGTTAGAGCTAAGTTTGATAGTGGTAACGGATCAAAAGCTTGTGCTTTACATGCCGATAAAATTATATCAGATAAGAAAACTGTTAAATGGAAATATAATGGTAAAACTTATGAGAAACCTAAATTTGGTCAAAGTAAAATTTTTAGAGCAAATGCTACAAACGAACCTTCTGAAATTAGACCTACAATATTATTAGATTTAACCTTTAATGGTTTTACCTATAAAGATGTAGAGGTAGGATTAGATAGTAGACCAAGATCAGGATCAGATTTATTAATTAATAGAGATTTAATGAGACAAATGAATGTTAGTGTTAACCCTAATAGGACGTTTGTATTAAGTAAAAGACTAAAACCGGTTGACAAAGAACAGAAGTAAAACATTGCCTTTTTATAGGTAATGTGTTATATTAAATAATACAATAGGAGATATTATGCAAGAAGTGAAAATATTAAGACTATCTACAGGCGAAGATGTAATTGCCAAGGTAGGTGAGAACGACCAAGGCGTGAGTTTAAAAAATCCATTCGTGATTATACCTCAACGAAAAGGTCCAGGACAACCATTACAATTAATGATGTCTCTGTACAATGCCTTTGGTAAAAAGGAAACTGTCACTATATCAAAAGATAAAATAGTTTTTATGACAGAACCTAAAGATGAGATAAGAACATCTTACGAACAAAACACAAGCTCAATTATAACAAAGAATCAAAAGTTAATAACAGAAGCAACGTGATAACAGTAAACTTTATTAGGACAAACAATGAGAAAGTCCAAGTAAAGGTGCCTGCTGGTTTCACTATAATGGAAGCAGCTAAAGAGGCATGTTTACCGGAAATTCCTGCTGACTGCCGTGGTTGTTGTGCTTGTGCTACTTGTCACGTACATGTAAACAATGCCTGGATTGCCAAATTAGATCCCATAGATTATAATAGCAGTGAACAAGAATTATTAGAATATGAAAAAGGATATAAAAAAGGTATTAGCAGATTGAGTTGTCAAATATCATTAACAAAAGAACTTGATGGCATAACTTTACATTTACTTGATGATAAACTTTTATAAATCAGTTATAGAACACAAAGGTAAACTTCTAGTTAGAGGTATACATGATGGCAAAGACTATAAAGAAAAGATAGACTTTGGTCCTACTCTATATTCTATCACACAAAAAAATACAAAATTTAAAACTTTAGATAATCGCAATCTTAATCCTATTAAATTCAAAAACATTAATGACGCAAGAAGATTTAGACGAGACGTTGCAACCGATAATTCTCCTATTTACGGTTTAGAACGTTTTCATTATCAATATATTAATGACCAATTTCCTAAAAATATAAAATGGGATAAAAAGTTTATTAAGATATTCACAATGGATATTGAGACTACGGTCACTGATGGTTTTCCAGATGTAGAAAATCCTATTGAAGAAATTATTTGTATCACTGTTAAAAATCAAACTAATAAACAGGTTATAACATGGGGAACTGGTGAATATAAAACAGATAGACTAGATGTTACCTATGTAAAATGTAAAACTGAACAACATTTAATAATGGAGTTTATGAAATTTCGGTTAAAGAATCATCCAGAT